GAGAGAATTGATCCCATCAACTGACCATTTGTCTGCAACACACTGCGAACAGTGACGTTGCAGCCACCACGTGAAAGGGGCTTCAACCAGAATACAACGTCGGGACAGATGACCATATATCCGTCCTCATCAGAGACGAATCGTCCGTTGTATTTCGTCGCGAGCTTACGACCGACGTCTTCCAAACGATCAGTGAAGAAGACGGGGGGGTAATGGACCTCATGGGGGGCGAGAACGGCTAGGTAAAGCTTCACCAGCTCGGGAGCAAGGCCTTCAGTAATACCCGAAAGGACGTCGTGAGACGCCAAAGCGGATATATTGTCGGTCGATGCTCGATAGTCGGCAGAGTAGTACCAGAACGCCGGACCGGAGTTCTCGGGGGTCGTGATTGACATCACGGCCAGAGGATCTGATGGGGATCCAATGAGGCGGAAGCAAGGAATGCGTCGAAGAAAGTCATGCATAAATTTTTGCAGGGGCTTGGATGCGTAATAAGGGAGTGCCGGACCCTTGGAAATCACACGGACTTTCAAAGGCTCGAGAACAGCTTGGATCTTAGCATCTAGCGTCGGATGACTTTCGACGTACTCGATGGCTCGCGGAACCAACTGACTCCTCCAGAGCGCAAGGCGCTCTGGATCCTCGTCTACCCAATCGACCTGGTTAAAGGCGATTGTATCGACATCCACCGCGAAGTCGCGAAAGCGACCTCGACGATCGGGCGCAGTCATACGGATCTTACGACGGGCCTGAACGTGCGGGCGATGGACCATTCGGAAACGACGGATCTCGTCGTAGGGAACGGTGCCCCGGGGGATAGAATCAACGAGACTCTCAATGTGGAGCTCGAGATCTTCACCGAACAGCTCTGAAATGAGCTCGTTTTGCTGACCGCCTTGCATACGCATACTATTGAGAGATGCGGATGTAGAGGGCTGGTGGCGGGGGCGGAGGTATACCGAAGGACGTTTCGCAACATCTTTCAGCAGCGCCTTGTTCATGGCGCGGAGTAGTGGGCGGACTGCATTGATCAAATCAGAATGCAGCTGGGGTTCATCCGTTAACGGATCACGTATCTGCATAAATTTACTATGTTCGTAGTAGTGGTAGAGAACAACGTCATCAGACAACGGGTAAGCGGAACGCTTAGCTTGGAGGAAGCTGAACCAGAGGTGGGTATTGCGCTTATTGTACGCAATCAAACGGGGCTTCGCCCACTTGCGCCAGGCGCCGGTGAACGGAACTTCGTCGGTTCCCTTAGGCAGATCATTGCGAAGGTACTTGGCCATGAACAGGGTTAGGTACAACTTCGCACGCTTAAGGAACAACATTTCGTCCTTGGTGTCAAGAAAGCTATAGAGCTGCTTGCAGAGAGAGACGAGAACAGCGTCGGGCGCACCGTGTTGATCCAAGATGAGGACCAAACCACGGTACAGACCAAAGGCTGGCTCTGTTTGCATTTCCGGATGCTCTCCGAGTCGGGCCGTCCCGACCAAATGGCACACACGA